CTAATATGTTTAATTCGGCTGTTGTAGATGTTACACCATCCATAATATTTAATTCAGTAGTAGTTGCAGTTACGCCATCCATTATGTTTAGTTCTGCTGTGGTTGCAGTAACTCCATCCATAATATTCAATTCTGCTGTAGTCGCAGTTACTCCATCAAGAATATTAAGCTCGGCTGCTGTGGATGTCACTCCATCTAATATGTTTAGTTCAGCAGCAGTTGATGTAATTGCTGTACCATTAAAGTTTATAGCATCTACATAAGCTGTACCATCTATATATAAATCTTTAAATTCAAGTGAGCTAGTACCTAAATCAATATCATTATCAGTAACAGGAACAATAGCTCCATCAGCTATGTAAAGTTGTTGTACTGAACTACTTGATACCTCTACATAAAACTCAATGTAATTATTTGATGTATCTATTAAAACTTTGTTGTTTGGAGAAGTTTCTCCTGCATCTCCTATTAATCCTATAACAGGACCAGAGGCTGCTGTGCCATCATGTGTGTGTCCTGTAGAATTATGAAATGCATTAACTAACTGATTATATTCATTATTGAATAAAGCAGCAGTAATTGTATCTCCATCTGCAAATGAACTTTGTCTTGTATATCCTGCCATTTATTATCTCCTGCCTGAAGGTATGTAATCTACATAAAAACCATTTATAGTGTATGGGGCTTTTGTGTCATCACTTATAATTGTAAAATTGTTACTTGTTCCACTTCCTTGTAATGGAACTCTTATTAAAGGATTATCTCCTCCACCAAATACATTAGTATTAAATAATGCATCTGCAAACTTTGAAGGTGGATTAATAACTCCTATATCAAATAAATCTGGTGGTTGTGGTATATCTGTATTACCATAATCAAATCTTACTTGTAAGTCTGGTTCAACAATACCTTCTGAACTTGCTGAAACTCTTACATAGTGTAAAGTTTTTAATGTTCCTAAATCACCATAATCATAGTTAGGTGTTTCAAACCTAGCTAATATATTACTGCCATCAAAACTATTTCCTGTATCATGTTGATAAACAAAACCTTCTGTATCTCCATGATAATATTGTTCTACATTATTATTATCAAATCCTGAACCTATAGCAGTAACTTCTAAACTTCTTGTTTCTGACCATTGAAATCCGTTTGGTCTCAATGTTCCTATAATTCCTTTTTGTTGTGTTTGCTCTAAACTTGTATTTGTATAAAATAATCTGTACTGTGACTTTTCTCGTAATACAACACTATCTATTACAAATGTATTTATGTTTTCTGCTAAGTCTGTTACTAAAGGTTGTATAGCTTTACTAACTGTACCTAACTCAACATCTCCGATTCTTGCAGTACCGGCAACTGTTCTTAATCCATCTGGTGCTAAAAATATTAAGTCACCACCAATCTCTTGAATACTATAACCACTTAAACAGCCAACATTCTTTGTAACTGGTACTATAGCTATATTACTTGAATCATTTATATTTATTAATTTAAATATACTATTGGTACAAAATATAAATAACTCATTACGGAATCCTCTAATTCCTTCTATTTGGTCTTCTACTACTATAGAACCTGAACCAGTACCACTAAAACTTGTAGGGTCTAATGTAGCACTATAAAATACTGTACTTAAATTATCTTCAACTCCTGCAGCTATTAAATGCTTGTCGTGAGTTGTAACATATTTAACACCTTTAGTTCCTGTTACAGTTATTTCTTCTGCAAAAAATGTTCTAGTGTTTAAGTTACCAGTACCTTCCATTCTAAATATGTAAGGTTTATTAGCACCATCAGCTATAATAACTTGACCATAATCAAATGTAGCTCCATCAAATAATGTAAACTGACATTGACCTTGTGAAGTTCTTGTTAGTGTACTTCTACCTGTAAAAGCTGTGTAGTCATCTCCACTACTTGCTACAGAACTTCTACCTATATTTAACCAAGTTTGTCCATCATTACTAAAAAATATTCCTGTATCTGCAGTAGCTATAACGCCATCTGCATAGGGAAATACACCTAGTATATTTGTTGTACCACCTGTAGGTTTTGTAGCATTTGTTGTACCAAACTTTTGATAGCCATTTATTCTTCTATAACCACCTTCTGTAGAAACCTCAAAGTTTCTTAAGTCTTTTGCAACTCCGGGAGTCTTAAGTAAATTAATAACATTAGTTGAACTTACTAATCCTCCATCAACTGCAACTGTGTATGGTTGACTTCTAGCCATTAAAAGTATGTCCTATCATCTGTCATATATTTAGGAGTTGGATTCATAAGATTAGATTTCATATGTTTCATTCCTTTTTTATAATCATCTAAAGCAAAAGCTGCTTGTTGTGGACTTTCTTTAAACTGCCATACATAGTATCTAGCTCTTGCAGTTACTATATTGCTATACTGTTCTGGTAAAACCATAGTATCACCATGAGCATCTAAAGCTGTAGGTTTTGTAAATGCATAAAAATGTACATTATAAACTTTGTCAGGTATTGGACTTAATCCAAATTTTCTACTATCTGGAGATTTAATTACAAATTTAGGTTCACCATATGCTTGTGTATCTGCATCATCTATGTTTTCACTATCTCTATAATATCTTCTCCAATCTGCAAGTGTTAAAAATTTTAATCCTTTAGATACAAAAGGACTTGATTCACCACTTACATTAATTGTAGTAATATAAAAATCATCCCAGTCAATAGAAGCAAAGTCTGTAGTAATACTAGAGCTACCATCTTTTAAAGTATAAAATCTTTGTCCAGCTACAGTTGCTATTGTTGTATTACCATAAAAAGGGTCTGTACTTCCACTTACTCCAGCACTAAAAAAAGGTAGTTGAGGTTCTTCGTTAGCTATGTCAAATATAGATTTATTAACTGAATCTTTAACAAATTTTTGCAAACCTATAGCAGTAGCAAAGTTTGCTGATGTTAATGGTATTTCGTTTAGTTCTCTAAGAACTTCGTTAGTTAAATCTAAATATGTTGTAGCCATTATTTTTTATGTACCTTTTGTATTGCAAAGTTTGCCATTAAACTTGCACCTTTGTGTGGTACAAACTTTCCTTTGTGTTTCATTAATTTAAAACTACCATTTTTTTGTTTCATCCAATGATAGCCTTTTGGTGCTTTGACCTTCATTTTAATTAGGTGTTAAAACTTCACCACCACCGGCATACATGATTCTATCATTATGTTTACCACCATGTTTCATCATGCTTCTTTTTTCTTTTTTTGGCATCATCATTGAGCCACCTAAACCACCATGACCTTTTTTTGTTCTAGCCATACCACCATATATCATTTTCTTTTTACTGTACATTTATTTCTCCACTTTATTTTTTTCGTTATAGTAACCCGGTCTTAAACTTTCGTTATAACCAGCCATATCTTTACACATTTCTTCTTTTTCTTTTAAAGATTTGTAATAAGAAATATTCCCACTAGGCTTTGGATTACCTGTTTCTTGTTGTTCGTATTTATCCATGTTTATCCTTTTAAAAAAGGAGGAGTCCTAAGACTCCCCCAAATGATTACTATTAATCAATACCGTAGAAAGCACTTACTAATGCTTCAGGTCTAAGAACTTTTGCTCCATAGACATGAAGACCTCTCACGATGTCGCCAAAAGAACTTGGGTCTCTTAGGACTTCTGTTGAAAGGATTGTGTTAGCAGTTGCAGTAGAACTGATATGACCACCCATACATTTACCAGCAGCATTAGATGTTGAGGCAATGTTGTTAGATTTGTACATATCAAATCCTCTTAGTTTTCCACTAGATACTAAACCATTTCTAATTGAACCTTGACCTGCGTTGAAGTCTACAGATAGCAATTTAGAAGAAGCTTGACCTAATACTTCGTAGAAGTCAGGACCAGCAACGAACCATCTTCCTTCTTCAGGAACATTTTGTTCATCTAATAGTCTTGCCATTCTAGCTAAAACATCAATTGGGTCATGCTCACTAGAACCAAAACCTATGTCAAGGTTACCAGTTCCATCAAATGTACCGGCAGCTAAGTCGGTAGCATTGTCAGTACCTAACACATGGTCAGGTGATGAACTAGAAACTCCTGAGAACATAGTTGCGATAACAGCAGCATCATATGAATCTCTTAAAGCGTAAGCTGCAGAACTTGAAGCTACTTCTTTAAAGTTTACATGTGACATATTTGTTTCAATATCATCTACGATGAATTTGAAAGCTTTAGCACTATCGACAACCAATGTAAGTTCTTGGTCAGTTAGTTTAGTTGCAGTAGTATCACTACCTCTTGTATAATCAGAGACAGAGATAACTGGTTCTTTGATAATCTTTACTGAGTCTCCAAAAGCAGATATTTCACCAGCATAGTCGGTGTTTGTAATAGCTTCTACAACCGAAGATTTTCTAAAGAAGTTTAGAACCTTTTTAGAGTAAATCGAAGGTAGGAAGAAACTATTAGCTTGTCCACTTACGGAGTTAGCAAAGTTAGCATTAGTATCGGTTGAGGGTTCAAAAAATTGAGCCATGATACATTCTCCTTTATGTTATATAGTTTACTTTACGATTCTGCCTTCTTGCATAGCATTTGATATGTCTTCTTCATACTTATCAAAATCAGCCATACTCATGGCAGCAATCTCCCTTTCAGACCATACTTTCTGTTGCTTTGGTTCTACACTTGTTGTTTTTGTAGATACCATATCTGCAGCAGATTGTCTAGTCTTTTTAGAAGATGACTTAGTTTTGACAGGTTCAATACCTAAATCTTTTTTAAACAAATCTAAAGCACGAGAAGCTAAATCGGCATCTTCAGCATTTGAGTATATCCATTTCTGAATAGAATCAGGTTGCTCTTTTGCCCATGTATGAAAGTCATCGCTGTTTCTAATATCCTCAAAATCAGGATGTCTATCATATAATCTTTTCTCTGCATCTTTTCGTATTAATTGTTGTTCTCGCTGTTGGAGTTTACTAAGGCGTTCTTCTAGAACTTTTGCTTTAGACTCCGATTGCATATGTGCAACAGTTTCTACTACTTCATAAACATCAGGATAATTATTTTTAAACTCTTCTAGTTCTTCTTCAGTTTTAGGAGCTTTATATTCAGTTCTATTTTTAGTAGCTTCTTCTATAAGTTCCTGTTCTCTATGTCTAAACTCATTAAGTTTATTATCATAATGTTTTTTAAGGTCGTCATACCTTTTTTTATAGTTAGGTCTTTTATAAGGTTTATCCTTATTAGTGTCTAACTCTTCAGTATTAACACTTCCTTCAGCTTCTACTTCAGTAATATCGCTACTGTTAAAAAGTTTATTTCTTTCAGTAGGTTCTTCAAAATATAAGCCTTCATTTGCAGATACAAAATCTGTTTTATCTTCATTGTGCCAATCTTTCTTTTGGTTATAAGGATTTGGCGTTTCCTCTGTTTGGACTGTATTAGTCATTTTCTTTTACTCCTTACTCAGGGCTTCATTAACAAGGTAGCTGCATAAGTCGACTGTGCAGGGCTTGTCTTGTAAAGGTAGCCTTTCTGGTTAATATTTAATAAAGTGCCTACGCTAATAGGGTAGCTTTATCTCTTTTAGCTACGGACATATCTTGATTGTGTATTCGGGTCCATCATATTTTCTCTAACTTTATCTCTAACTGTAGTATCTTCTTCAGGTATATAAGTACCTTCATTTTCTACTTGTTGTCTAATAACATTAGATTTGATTTCTTCTTCTCCACTATCAGTCATACCTCCAATAGCCATTTGTTGTCTCATATCTGCAGCAGCTTCAGCATCTTTCATCATACGCATCAATTCATCAGCTCCGATTTCTTCTGTAGCTTTTGCAGTAAAGACAAA